AAGGATGCTCATGATGAGTAAGCCCCCATTGGATTTCCAACTGAATAATTAATAAAATTATTTATGTTAGGACATCAAAATGGAGTACCTACCATTATAGCTTCCCAACTCTTTACGAATTGGGATCCTAAGTGATAACTAAGCACTTTTGAAATTAGTTTTATAGGGAATCGATCTGTTGCTGATTTTAAGTCTATAGAGTTAAACTCTTTAGTTTTAAAATCAATTTTTTGTAAGAAACTTGCCTGATCGAAAGTACAATCTTGATTAATTGTTTTAAGTATATTGAATATATAATCATGAAGTGGCTTTAAGCTATTTTGTGATCAATAATCTAATATAGCTATCTCTCTAGTCTTACCCTCAGGTGCTTGTATTCCTACCACTTTACGTGTATAGGGATTCAGTCCAACTGAAGTAGGATGGATAGATAACATCTTATCTCAATCTTCAATAATTGTTCTTAAAGTTTGTCCCCCAACGACTGAGATATGTTCTTTCATTGCTTCAGATAAACCTTTAAGGTCATCTAATCAAGTAAAGAACGCTCGGCCATTGGGACCAGCTTTAGTGGTAAAAAAGAAGTTTTTGAATCTAGGATAATTACGGAAATACCGTTTTGATCTTTGTTTATCAAACTCTTTTGCTAATCTCAGGTCTTTCCAAAATCCCTTTATTATATCATCATTTACTTCTGCGCTCCCTTGGGGAATGTCAGTTATAGATGTGGTAGATATTTCTATCGGGAGAAGGATTGACTTAGACAGACTTAATATGGTATTGAACAGCCTACATGCTTTAAAAGCTTCGGGTGAATCATTTAACTTAATAAGTCCGTTAAGACTAGAAAAGTTCTTTGAAAACTTTAGGTCTTGTGGTATTCCATTATAGTTACTAAGTTGTGAATAAAAGTGTAATCTCTCTTCTTTAAGGAGATTTATTAAACCTTTATCACCTCTTGTAACATAAATTTTATGTATCACGGCGATCGACTTTTTTACAATTGAAAATGAATCTTTAGAACCGCCATACTCTTGAAGTACAAGCGTTTCTAAGATTACGTTACATCTTGTAATTAAGATCTCACGCTTAACTACGTGTGATTGGCACCTTGTGCCCTTTCCGCTAACGTTAGGCCTGTCTAAAAGGCGCTTTGATACTAAAGGTAACTTACCCTTAGATATTAAATCACTATCAAAACCTTTATCACTATCGGTTCAGATGAGATCGGTAATACAGTACTGAAATTGGCTAATTCTCAAGATTTTAAATCATGAAAATTTAGTTTACTATCAGTATATGTAAATACCTTCTTCAAAGCCTCGGTAGTTACTTTTCCTTGGTGAGAGTATTTAGCATAAATATTTCCATCTAAAGAAAGATAAAAATTAATGTTTTGTAAATTTAATTTACATTCAACACTGAATCTTATTTTTCCTAAAGGTGAATATTTAATGTTATTTTTCTTATCACCATGTGAAAAAGTTAACTTACCGGTAGTAGACTTAAATAATGAATATGCGAAGGCAGTTATCATTAGATTTTGGCACCGTGATTGACTTCACGCTGCTGGAAATAATGGTATTTGCTCAAGAACACTGACAAAGGGTCAACAATCTTATACTATTTAATAGTATAGGGTGTCTACTTTGTAGAGCCCTGGCTAAATACCAGGGTACTGGCCATAGTCGCAAGACTAGG